TATACAGGTGGTTCGCCAAATGTATCAATAAACAGCGCTGCCTCAATTAGAGTTGGTGATACAACAAGTTGTGGAGACCCTGCTGTGGCAGGTAGTTCAACAGTTAGAGTAAATAGTATCGCTATTCATAGAGTTGGTGACGCAACTGGTGGTCATGGTAGTTGGGTACCTAATGCTGCTTCTACAGGAAGCTCAAATGTATCCTCTGGTTAGTGTATAAATATTGGTATGCCTAATTATAGTGTAGAAAATGTATCTAATAAAAGTAAAAGATCAAGTCGTATATACAAAGACCTAGATTTAGACTTTAATAGAAATGTAGTCACTAATGATGTAAATAAATTGACTGACGCAGAGGCAGTTAAAAGAAGTGTTAGAAATTTAATTCAAACTAATCACTTTGAAAGACCTTTTCACCCGGAGATTGGTGGTAATGTAAGAGCATTATTATTTGAGCCAGTGACACCATTGACAGCTCTAAACTTACAAAGAAAAATTGAAGAAGTTTTAAATAATTTTGAACCAAGAATTAAATTAGTACAAATTATTGCTAAACCAGATTTAGATAGAAATAGATATGCAGTATCAATTAGTTTCTATGTAATAGGAGTAGTACAACCAATAACAGTAGAAACATTTTTAGAAAGATTAAGATAAAATGGCAAGTAATAAATTAGAAGTATCAGAATTAGACTTTGATAATATCAAAAGCAATCTAAAAACATTTTTACAAAATCAATCAGAGTTCCAAGATTATAACTTTGAAGGATCAGGTTTCGCAGTTCTTTTAGATGTTCTTGCTTACAATACTCACTACCTAGGTTTCAATGCTAATATGTTAGCAAATGAAATGTACCTAGACAGTGCTGACATTAGAAAAAATATTGTATCGTTGGCGAAGATGTTAGGATATACTCCAACATCACCAAAAGCATCAGCAGGAATAATTGATATTCTAATTAATGATGGTTCTGGTTCTGCAGTCACAATGACAAAAGGTACAACTTTCACATCTACAGTTGACGGAACGACTTATCAATTTGTCACTAACGCAACTCACACAGCAACACCACTAAATGGTGTTTACAAATTTTCAAACATATCTGTTTTTGAAGGTACACTAGTCACTTTTAAATATACAGCAAATAGTTCTGATCCAGATCAAAGATTTATTATACCAAGTGCTAATGCGGATACTTCTACATTAAAAGTTTCAGTACAAAATTCAGTATCAGATACTACTTTAAATACTTGGACAAAAGCTACAGGTATTACATCAATTGACCCTACTACAAAAGCTTATTTCTTACAAGAAGGTGAAGATGGAAAATTTGAAGTTTATTTTGGAGATGGTACAGTAGGTAAAAATTTAGATGATGGTAATATAGTAATTTTAGAATATATTGTTTCTAATAAAGCTGACGCAAATGGAGCAAGTCTATTTACTCTATCAGGTAATGTTGGCGGATTTACAAATGTTTCAATCACAACAGTTTCAAGTGCTCAAGGTGGAGCGGAAGCACAAACAAAAGAATCAATTAGATATAATGCTCCTTTACAATATGCTAGACAAGATAGAGCAGTCACTACTTCTGATTATGAAACACTAGTACAAGAATTATACCCAAATGCTCAATCAGTTTCAGCTTGGGGTGGAGAAGATGATGAAACTCCAATTTATGGTGTAGTAAAGATTGCTGTTAAAGCAGCATCAGGCTCTACACTTACCGAAGCTACAAAAGAAAGTATTGTAGCTCAATTAAGAAAATACAATGTTGCCTCTGTTAGACCAGAAATTGTTGATCCAGAAACTACATCGCTAGTATTAACAACAACTGTTAAATATGATGAAAGAGCAACAACTAAAACACTTGACACTTTAAAATCAGATGTTATTACAGCATTAACAGCTTATAATACTGATACATTAAATAAATTTGATGGTGTGTTTAGACACTCAAAAATTATAGGTTTAATTGATAACACAGACAATAGTATATTATCTAATGTCACTAGTTTAAAAGTTAGAAAATCATTTACTCCTACATTAAATACATCAACTAGATATGATGTTTATTTTAGAAATGGTGTTCACAATCCTCATGCAGGCCACAAGTCAAGTGCTGGTGGTGTAATAAGTTCAACTGGTTTCAAAGTTCCAAATGATACTAATGTTTATTACCTAGATGATGATGGTAATGGTAATGTAAGAAGATTTTATTTTGTAGGTGCTGTTAGAACATATGTAAACAGTACACAAGGTACAATAAACTATTCAACAGGACAGGTCACAATTAACTCATTAACAGTTGCAACAATAGAAAATATACGAAGTGCAACATCATCTGTAATTGAAGTGACTGTTGAACCAGCGTCATATGACATAGTTCCTGTAAGAGATCAAATTTTAGAAATAGATACAGCAAATTCAACAATCACAGTAGAGGCAGATACCTTTGTTGGTGGCTCTGCTGATGCTGGCGTAGGTTATACAACAACATCTAACTACTAATGGCTAAGTTCACAGACAAAATATCCAACCTGGTCAATCAACAGGTTCCAGAGTTCGTATTAGAACAACACCCTAAATTTTTAGAGTTTTTAAAAACTTATTATACTTTTATGGAGTCTGCCGAGTTAGGTGTGACTTCTGTTCAAACAACTGACGGCATTCAACTAGAAACAGAAACTGCTCAAACAAATGAATTAATTTTAGATGGTTCTCGTATTGATACAGATAGAACACAATTAGATGCTGGTGATAAGATACTTTTGGAAAGTACAGCTTTTGGTAAGTTTACTAGAGGTGAAACAATTACTGGTCAAACTTCAAAAGCAACAGCAACAGTTCTTGCTGAAGATTTAAATAACAATAGACTTTTCATATCAGCACAAGATAAATTTATTGATGGTGAAACAATAGTAGGTGCTAGTTCAATCGCAACAGCAATAATCAATAATTACAAACCTAACCCTGTAAACACAATACAAGATTTATTAAACTTTAGAGATCCAGATAAAGCAATATCTAGTTTCTTAACAAANTTTAGAAATGAGTTTTTAAACACTCTACCTGAAATTTTAAGTACAGGTGTTGATAAAAGAAAGTTAATTAAAAATATTAAATCAGTTTACAAAGCAAAAGGTACTAATCGTGGACATCAATTATTTTTTAGATTGTTATTTGGCCTAGAATCTGAAACAATATATCCTAGAGAAAATATTTTAAGAGCATCAGATGGTAAATGGAGTACAAGTAAGATATTAAGAGCACTTACTGTAAATGGTGAAACATCACAATTAATTGGTCGTTCAATAGAAGGTGAAACTTCTGGTGCAACTGCTATCATAGAAAACATATTTAAATTTCAAATAGGTATAAATGAAGTATCAGAATTTATATTAAACGCTGATACAATTGTAGGCACCTTTACTACTGGTGAAGTTATCAGAGGTACAGCAAGTGATGAAGATGATATTTACATTAAAGCTACAATCACAGGAATACCTAGTACAACAACAATTACTAACGATGGTAGTTTGTATAGTGAAAATGATTCGATAACAACAACTGGTGGTGGACAAGGAGCTATTGTTCAAGTTGATGCAGTTGGTCGTAGTGGTATTACAGAATTTATAATAGCAAGTGGTGGTTCAAGTTATGAGATTGGTGATGATATAGTATTTACAAATACAAACACAGGTGGTGGTTCAGCAAGAGCAAAAGTTTCAGTTGTTAATGGTGGTATTACAACAGAAAACGGAACAGTTGGTGCTACTTCTACTGATCACATTGTATTAGAAGATGAAACAACTAGAGGTGATTCGTACACAGGAAATAAGATTGTACAAGAAAGTGGATCAGGCTCAAACGATATTACAGATATAAGAATTATATCAGCTGGAAATAATTATAAATCTTTACCAGTGGTAGCAGCAGCTACTACAACTGGCTCAGGCGCAGTTGTCTATGCTTATGGTACAGATATAGGTAGAATACTAGGAGTAAAGATTATTGAGTCTGGCGCAGGTTATGAAGCGTCACCCTCTCCACCTACATTAGCATTACCAAGTTATTTAATTATATCAAATTTAACAGGTTCTTTTTTAGCTGGTGATACAATTTCAGGTGTTAACAGTTCTTCAACAGCAATAACAGCTACCGTAGTGTCTTATACATTAAGTACAGGTGTATTAAAAGTTTCTAGTTCAACAGGTGTCTTTGCTGAAAATACACCTATAACTTCTAGTGGTGGTGCAACTGCTACAGTAGAAAAAAATGATTTAGCAACAGCAACAATGACAATAGGTAATGTTGTTGATACAGCTGGTACTTTTATAAACCAAGATAGTTGGACTTCCGAAACTTCAATGAGAGTACAAGATAGTTTATACTACCAAGATTTTTCTTATGTAATTAAAGTTGGTCGTACAATAGCTGACTGGAGAGATAGTTTTAAGAAGACTATGCATACATCTGGTTTTTATTTTACAGGACAAGTAGATATTCAATCACAAATTGATGCTCAAATAAAACAGATAACAGGAATTAATTCTGGTGTAGATTACGAACAAATTGCATCAATTGTAAATACTTTATTCTCTACAATATTTGGTAGAAGATTAGGTACAACAGATGATGGTACTTCTTTAAGAGCAAATTCTGAAAGAGGAATTGATCCAGATTTTACAGATAGTACAGTTGAACACTTTACACCTAATACAAGAGATATAACTTTAGTTAGACATATGAGATTTGACTTGAAATTTAAAGAGTTAACTACAATTAGAAATAATACTACCAAATACGGTAGAGCTGTAGCTGGTCCTAACTTACACTCTTTATCTCATTTAATATTAAATACTCATTACGCTAGTCAAATACAACTGGCACAATTAAACGATTTAAGATTAATGGGAACACTAAATGCTAGTATTGATGGTGAATTAAATGTTTTAGGTGATTTTTCACATAAACTAAAAACTCAATTTGCTTTACCAGCTGAAATATTCCATATATCTAACGATAGTTTTGATGAAGATAGAGCTTCATTTGATAATACAAGCATTACCTTTGATGCAGTTTAATTATGATTATAAATAATAATAACAGGAAATTGATTGTTAAGATAAATGATAAAGTTTTAACAAAAGAGGAGTATAAATTAGAAGATAATAGTATTACTTTTAAGACACCCCCTAAACCAAATGATAGAATATCACTATTAAGAGAGAACAATGGCCAAACAAATAATTAATATAGGAACAACTGCTAACGATGGTACAGGTAGTACAATTCGTGCTGGTGGTGATTTAGTTAACGATAACTTTACAGAAATTTATACAGCATTAGGTGATGGCACTACAATTACTTTTTCAGTAGCAGGCGCAACTAATGGACAAGCATTAGTATTTGATTCAGGTACTGGTAAATTCAAACCAGGTACAGCTGCAGCAAATTCAGATTTCATTGTTTCCGGTGATGGTGGGGCAAATCAAACAATTTCAACTGGCAACACTTTATTATTAGCTGGTGGTACAGGTATTACAACAACTGGTGTTGCAACAGATCAAGTATCTTTTGCTATTGACGCAACTGTATCAACACTAGCAGGTACACAAGAATTGACTAATAAAACTATTGCTGCTGGTAGTAATACGATTACAGGATTAACTACTTCAAACTTATCAGGTAGTGCTGCGATAACAAGTGGTCAATTAGCTGGCTCTATCGCAAACGCAAAATTAGCTAATTCAATAATTACAATAGAAGGAAGTGATTCGTCAACTGATACTGTTGCTCTAGGAGAAACATTAGTATTCGCTGGTTCAGTCACATCAGCTATTTCTGGTAATACAATTACATTAACAGGATTTTCTGGTGGTACAGATTTAGACCAAGCAAACGCAGTGGTTAGAGATGTAGGTTATATATCTCATAGATCATCTTCAGCTACACCTACAAAAACCATAGTAGTGACAGTTGCCGCTCAAGCAGCAGAACATTATTATAATGGTACAGGTTCATCAAACAAATTTGTTTTAGATGGTGACCAAGGTCCAGCTTTACAATTATCACCAGGTAT